ATTAACAAGTTTCATTACAAAATCGCCTACATTTTTAATTAAGCCTTTTATATGCTTATCCCATAACCAGCTTAGCGTTTCTAAAAATGGTGTAATTATTGGCTCTAACACATCGTCCCATATTTTTTGGAATAAATTGATAGTTGTAGTAACAAACTGTCCTATATTATCAATTAATGGTTTTCCGTGTTCGTTCCATAAATCTAATAAGATTTTAGAAAAGTCAGCCCACGCCTTACTCATTATTTTAATTGCTGGGTCGACAGCGTCTTTCCATATTGAGTTAAATAATTTACTAACTCCGTCTATTATTGGTTGTCCCCAAGTTTGAATACCAACTTGTAAATCAGTAAAATAAGCTGTCCACAACAAACTCATATTTGTAAGAGTTGTACTAACATCTCCCTCTATGTTAGACCACGTCATTTTTAGATTTTCCCATAAGTTAGTTCCTAACGTACTCCAATAATCAAATAAAAATTGTCCGTATGTAGTAGCAAACCCAACAAAAGCTTGTACTGGTTGGCTATCCCATACTTGATTTAAAGTTTCCCTTAATTTTGAAAAAGTCTCTTTTATGTAATTTGCTACTTTTTCTACTTTTTCGGTAACCTCAACGTCTCCGTCAATACCAACATTAAAGTCGATATTATTTACTCCTCCTAGCCCCATTGAATCGGCGGTATCTCCACCTCCTCCACTAGAGCCACTATCGTTTTCTTTTAATACGTTCATTTCGTCAAAAGTCGCAAGTTGTTGTTTTTGTTTTTTTGTACTATCAGCTACAGCATTACCATAATTTTTTTCGGCGGTAGTTCCTACACCTAACGATTTACTAGCTGTATTTTGCTTTTTGGCTGTAAAACCAAGTACTTGTAAAAATTGTCTCAAATAACTAACAGCTGTACCTATCCAAGATACTAAAACTTGGAAAACTGGTACCAATACTTGTTTTATTTGAGTTGCAACATATCCTATTTGCTCTTTTACATCTCCCCAAGCATTTGCTAATTGTATTTGTCTACCAATAGGTGTATCTCCTAAAGCCTCGTTTACATCTCCTATACTATCGTGGATAATACTTGTTAAAGTTGCTACTTTTTCCTCTTCGGTACCAAACTTTAATATTTTCTCTTCGTTTTCGTCAAAGTAGTAACCATATCTACTTAAGGCACCAGTTTGACCCTCTAGTACTTTACCCATCATAGTTGCGATATTGATAGCCTCTTCTTGGGTTGCGTTGTAGCCGTATTGCTGTGCTATCATATTGTTCATTTGAGGTATTAATTTTTTAATACTATCGGCTTTTTTAACATAAGTAGACAACTCTTGAGCTCCCGCTAGCTGTATCTCGTCTCCAACAACACCCATTTTTTGTTGAGCGTCAGCAAGAGATAAAATATCTTTTACATCTTGTTTGGTTGCTGTATCTAGTTGTTTCATAACAGCCAACAAACGTGTTTCGTTTTGTATTTGGTCTTTGTAAGCTTGCTCGCTACTTTTAATAAAATCGTTTACCTTTTTTATTCCAGCAATTATTAAACCAACTGGAATAAGTTTAGTAAAAAGACTTGATATTTTGTTAACTTTTTTAGTTGTTTCTTTTTCAAAGTCATTTAATTTATTATTTATCTTTCCAATTTCATTTTTTAAACCAGTACTATTGGCTGTTATTAAAACTAGCAACTCTTCAACTGTCATTTATAACACCTCCCATTTTTATAGTGTTTCGACGACCTTGTAGTTCCATTTCTTCGTCACTCATTGGCTTTAGTTCGGTGTTTTCAGTAAACGGTTTTCTTGGATAATTTTTAGGATCATTAAAAGCATAAGCCATATATTTGCCTAAAATATGATTTAAACCGTCTATCTCTCTAATACGTTCTTTTTCTTTTTGGTTATAAACTTTTACGTGTTTTACGTATTGTTTAACATTTAGCGACCAAAAGTAATGGAGGTCTAACCCTATTTTTATAGCGTCCTCCTCCAACTCTCGCCACATATCGCCAAAATATTTTGTTACACATTGTTGGCTATAGTTTCCTTGGCTTGTTCTATCCTCTTGTTGTTCAATTTCCTTAGACTCGCTATATCCAACTGGCGAGATAAAAAACCTCCGTCACATAAAGCCTCCGCAATATCAAAGACAAGTTCGTCTTTATCTTTCTCTTCTAAATATTTGTCAATAACGTCCATAGCAACATTTCTACTAACTCCGTGTACTCCGTTATCGTCAACTAGTCCTTTTTGAATAAATAAGCATAGCATACCAATACTTGAATCAGCTATACAGTTCTCGATAGGTAGCTTTCTTGCTTGTTCTATTTCGTCTATCTTAGTTGCATTAAACTTTAAAATTAATTTTTCCATAATATCCTCCATTTTCTTAGTTTCTATTTTGCAACGAGTAGTTAAAACACGTATAGTTATACATCTCGTTGCAATTTATTTTTATAAAAAAAGAGGGAGACCAGTTGAAAAACCGACCTCCCTTACAATTAAACGCTAGCTGTTGCTGGTGTATAAGTTGGTTTTCCGCTTATACGTAATGTAGCTGTAAATGTAGCTAGACCGTCAACGGTTTTTTCTCCGTCTTTAAATGATTTAACAAAAGCCTTAAACTCCCATTTAGCACCGCTTGGGTAAGTTACTACCCAGTCCTCTAAACTTTGACTTTCAGCTAGAGCTAACATTTTTTCAACGTTAGATTCACTTTTTATATTTCCAGCAATAGACACCTCGCCAGCGTCTTTTGAGCCAGCTATAAACTCTTTGTAATTATTAGGACTATCTAAATCAGTAGCGTCAATTTCTTCACTTTCAACACCTATTTCGCCAATACTTGTTAAATTAGCTATAGTTGTATCATTTGCCTCGCTACCGCTCTTTTTCTTTTTTAGAGTAGTACCCATTGTACGAGTAGCTTGTCCGTTCATATTTTTACCTCCTTTAAGCTATTTTGATAAATCTATTATTAATATGGTATAGATTACCCATATTTGGTACGTCGCTTGAAAACGACAATATGTAGTTATTACTACGCATAATTTCTTCAACTTGAGATAAAACGCTACTAGCTGTAACACTATCCTCAGCCCATATATCAATTATTACCTCTAAATCTTGACTTATTATTGTATTATCTAAGTCTAAATTGACATCATTATTACCAACCCTAAATATAATAGCTGGTAAATCAATAAACTCAGCGGGTTGAGTTTGTGATACATAATAATCTAAAGTTTTCAAACTATTGTAAATATCAGTCTTAGGTAAGTACATAACTCTTAACCTCCTCACTTACTATTATTTTTTATCTCAGTATGTACAGCCATTTTAAACATAGCCTTTATTTTTTTCTCGTTTTGTTTAAGTGCTGGATACATAAAAGGTTGTGCAACTTGACCCTCAGTATAGTAAAACGTTTCTCCTCCGTCGGCTGTATAAACCCACGGAGTATCACGGTAGGATAAACTTATATCTTTATTGGGATAAGTTCCATTACCCTTAATACCAGTACCAAACTCAACATAAGGGGCGTACTCAAGATTTGTATAAACTTTACCGATTATGGTTTGCCCTTGATTTATAACTTTTGGGTGTATACTACCCGCCAAGTTTCCTTTATCAACGGGAGCTAACATCTTAGCTTGTCCGTGTACCAATACTACGGCTTGATTCATTGTTTCTTTAGCTTGCTCCATTTGAGAAATATTTTTAAGTTTATGTATTAAGCTATCTAAGTTTTTTATACTGGATAACGCCATTAAACACTACCGCCTTTTTTAGGCATAGTACTTTTTACGGCTATAATGAGGATATGACTATCACTAGGTTTTACATCAGTAACGTTATAAACAATATTATCGTATTTAATAAAGTTATTAATTTCGACACCACTACTTACATCAGTAGTTATTGTTATATCTATTTCGTAGTCTAGTCCGTACTCCTCTTGTATTTTTTTAAAGTTTGAAAAACTTACATTACCTTTAAAACTACTAACGGTAGCTAAGCTTTTATGCGTTACACCTCCCTCGGTGTCCGTGCTTGTAATATCACTCATTACACTAATTGTTTTATCATAAAAAGCATTAGCTACCGCTTTCTTCATTGATTTTGGGATATACAACTTTTACCCTCCTATATCTACTAAGCAAACCACTAAAACCAGTAAACAATTCCTCGTCGTTTGCGGTTGTAAAATACTTAGTTACCTCGTTGGCGTATGATATAGACTGTCCATTATCGCTAATAGATGTAATAGCTCGGTCAACAGTACTTTCCCCAGCCTCGTATGATTCAATATCAGCTTGGCATTTCATTAACCCAGTATTAATTACTTTAGCGATTATACGCTCAACTTTAGTAGGCACTTTATCGCTATTAAGGTAAAGTTGTACTCTATCTCCTACCTCGTTTATACAAAACTCAAGTAAATCGTCGTCCTCGACACTTGGGTTAATTATATGTATATACGCTTTTATTCTAGCGATTTGTTCATTGTCCATATTACACCTCCTATATTAGTAGAGACTTTTTAAGATTATTAAACACTAGCGTTTGTTACGTTAGCATATTTGATTAAGTCAGGCATAACAGCCTTTGTTCCTTTAGAGAAAAATAATTCAAGTGCAATATCATTTGATAGAGGTATTTTTTCAGCCTCGTATTGATCAGTAGTTACTAACTGTCCAACAGCTCCGTCTATCATACAAATAACATCTTTACTTTGTCTATGATTTGAGAAAATACGTACTTGGTGGAAATAATCGTCTTTTAAACCAGTTAAACTATTTGGTACACTATCGATATAATTTAATAATTGTCCATATACGCTTGGTTTAACAGTTAAAACAAGCATATCTCTATCTACACCGTCAACCCAGTCGTTTTGTGTAGTTTCAACTTTTTGTATAATATCTTCTAGTTTTTCGGCTACAGTAGTACCGTTTAAAGTAGTACTTGAGCCCTCACTAACAGCTGTAGCAAAAAATTGAGTATCAAGATAAGCTATCATACGTTTAATATGATTATCTTTTCTCTTTTCAGCCATACCGTCAATACCATATAATTTAACATCTTTCTTAGCGATTTCTTCAACGATTTCCTTATCAGTATCTACTTTAATAGTTACTTTACCAGTATTCTTTAAACCAACACCTTTAGCACTAGTTCTCGCTGTTCCTAAATCATTGATAGTCGCATTTTTAAACCTATCTATTTCGACACTACCAGTACTAGGGTCTCCACTATAGTTTTTATTTTTTATTTGTTCACTTATTGCACCTTTTTGTACAGCCTCTATAACTTCTCCGTATGTTTCAGCTAATTTATCGGCTGTGCTATTATCAATATAAATACTTAAAGCGTCTTGTCTTGCCATATTATCACTCCTTTACTTTATTTGGCATTTGTCTTACGACATTAAAAAGCACCAATAACCTTTTTAGGTTTATCGGTGTCATTATTACTTGAAAAATCTTTTGGTGGAGTGCCTTTTAATTTATCGGTTACTCCCGTCTCTACCGATTTGTTGTAAGTTTTTGCTAGTTTATCCACGTTCTCTTTAGTCTTATTTGCGTCTAAATCAACTACAAAGTCCACTAAGTCAATAGGGATATTTTTTGCTTGTAGTAACTCTTGAGCCTCTAAACGTCTCTCACGTAAAGTAATATCCTCTTCACGTGCTTTTAGTTCAGCCTCATATTTACTTTTAGCCTCCTTTTCTCTCTCGTCCTCGGTTAATTTTGCTTGTCGTCTCTCTTCGGCAATAGCTTGAGCGACAGCGTCTTTAATAGCTTGGTCGTTCTTAGCTTTTTCTTCGCCTCTAATTTTTCCAGCTAAATTATCCATATCAGCTTGAGTAAAGGTTTTACCAGCTTTACTATCCTCTTTATTACCAGTATCAGCTGTATTTACTGGTTGAGTAATTTGTTTGTTATCGTTTTCCATTAGATAACCTCCTCCTATCCGTTTTACGCCCGTCGGCTAGATTTAATATAAAAAAGACGCTGTTAACTTGCGTCTTTTTTAGGTACTTATTAGCACCACTCCAATAATAAGGGTAGAAAACTCAAATAAAGACCTCATTACTGGAGTGCTACCAATAAGGTAGCAATTTTTTGATACCTCCTAAACCACACATAAGGTATCGTGTCTCGCCCCGTGACTTATAAGAACAATAAAAAATAATAGAAAAGGGGATCATTGAAAAAACCAAAAAAGGAAAGGTCAAACGGCGAGATTTCCATAATAAAAGACGCTTTATTTAGCGTCTACTCTTTCACAATATTTATCAAATACTTTTGTTTGGCTTAAATCTTTTTTATCTTTAATAGCCTCTTTTAACATTTCTATTTTTTCGTCATTTGGTATATCAAACCATTGGGGAAATAGTCCGTCATTTGGAAATATTTTATAATATTCCTCTAATAATTGTTTTATTGATTCGTCCATTATAACCTCCTAAGTTCTTTACTAGCTTTAGTATATAAGCTGTTAAGTTCATTATACACATTTGGTACAGTTTTCTCAAGTACTTTAAGTTCTTTTTTACTATTAGTCATTTTTAAATAAGTAAATTGAGCGTACAATTCAGTTTCTCTATTACCCTCACGTCGCCAATAATCAATAGGGTGTTTGCTAAATAGTTCACTATTAGCTTTACCTCTTGTTAAAGCACTAAACATATCACATAATCTATTTGGAGCGTCATATCTATAATTTGTTTGACTTAGTTGTTGCCTATTATATGCAATATCCAGCATATCAGTAACTCCAGTCATTTTTGATACCCTATTGTTTATATTATTCATATAATCTTTTACTGTTTGAGGTAAAATACCTTGATTTTCTTTATAGTATTCGTCAACTAAAGTTGATAAATTACCACTTTTACTAAATTGACCAAGATTTAAGCTTTTACCTAAGCCAAAATCAATAGCGTGTCCTACCTCGTGTATTGTTGTACCACTATTTCTAGCACTTACTTTATTTGGTAAATAAACACCATTGGTACTAGGGTTATAATGTGGGGACATTTTCCCATTACTAAATACTCGTATATTTAGTTTGCCAACATTATTGTATATATTTTTATTTTCTTTTATATCAAAATCAATTATCTTATGAGCATTATTAAAATTATCTCTTATACCTTGGTTACTTACGCTATCAAAACTCCATACTCCATTTTTGTTCAACTTTAACCCATTATTATTGTGTTGTTTTATCCACTCTTTATAACTTATATTGGGTACAATTTCAGTTTCTCCAGTAAATGGGTTTTTTGCTCTACGTTGTAAGTCCTTTTCAGCCTCTTTACCAAGGTATCCTCTAGTTTTACTACGACAGTTTGGGTGTAACGGTGGATAATTAATACCCTCAGCACGATCACTATAGTTAAATACTTGTCCGTCCATACTTTGGCATATTTCACTTGTCCTATTATCTAGTGTTGCTACAAACACATATTTTTTTACACCCATTTCTTCATACGCCATAGCGTCAGCCTCATTGTTGAAATGGTTAGTCTCAGTTCGTATCAGTCTCTCAGCATAATACTTACTAACATTAAAGCGGTCTCTTATTTGCCTTGCGGTCAACTCCATACTTTGACCACTCAACATAGCACCACCTAGAATCTCACTTAAATTATCAGCTAGTATATCAGTATTACCCCATATACGCTCACTATAGTTTTTACCGCTCCAAGGCTCTTGTAATATAGCATTTACCATATTATCGTCAATAGTAGCAAAATTAAAATTATATCCAGTTCCCATTTGAGTATCATACATTGTCTTATAATAACTTTGATTTACTACTCCTTTATAACACATCGTATTTTCCAACTCTTCTTTTGGATATATTTGTTTAGCCTTAGCATATATTTGGGCTTGTAATTGTTCTAGTCTTGATATACGAGCCTTATAATTTTCTTTTATGTATTTATCTAGTCCTTGGCGTTTCATTTGCTCCCAAGTCTTTTTAGTTTCGCTACGAGTAAGTAGCTCCTTTAACTTTTGTATATCAATTCCAGTTTCTTTACTATAGTTACGATAAATACTAGCTAATTGTCTATCAATATCTTTATAAGCTTGATTATATATACTCTTAACACGTTTAATATATGTTTCGCTTGATTTCTCAGCCTCATTTAAACGTTTTATAGCTCTTTTATCCCAATAGGTAGATGTTTTAGCCACGGCTTACACCCCCCTAATTTTCTTCAACCTTATTTTCCGTATCGTTAGCGTCGTCCATTTCATTTTGTTTATATAAACTATCGTATGGATCGGTTGGCTTAGCCTCGTCCTCCAGTTCTTTTAATTTAACTATTTCGCTAGCGTCTTTAATAAATGATAATTGAGTTATTAATGTTTCTTTGTCTACTAAATCAGCTAAATTGTTAATCATTTGGCTAGTTTCAAAGTCGTTGCTTGGTAAATTACGTTTAAATACAGCGTCAACCTCTTCAACTGGCACCTCTTCCATTTTAGACATTGTTACTAAAAAGTGATTATATAGCTCAAAACGTTCCATTAGTCCTTTTTCCATATAACGCTCTTTATTTTTAATATTTTGTTCAAACGCTAATAATTTATACCTTATAGCAACTCCACTTGAATTACCTATAAAGTTAACATCACTCATATTAGGTACCATACTTATTTTATGTATGTCAGTTTCTAGTGTTTTTCTTAAAACATCAACCTCGTTTTCATTAAGTTGTTTAACTAAGTACTCGGCTCTACCCTCAGCTGGTATATTGGCAAGCATACGGCTTACTCTTAATTGGTCAGCTTGTTCCTCGTCAAAATCAAAACCATACATACAAAGTATTGCGTCTACTAATTGCTCCTTATCATTTACTCTATCACTTTGTAATAAGTTATAAGCGTCAATTAATGAAATAACGGGCTCAAAATCTCCCAATATTTCGTGATTATTTTTATAACATATTAAAGGTACTTTACCAAAAGAGTGCTCTTTTTCTTTACCCTCTTTAGTAAGTGTCTTATCATTACTTTTATAATGTATTTCTTTTTTATCGTCTATATAAATAATATCCCAGTACTTAAACTTTTCTCCCTCATATATTGGTCGATATATTAAACCAAATAGTTTTTTGTGCTCGACAGTATCGTCATATACAATTATGGCGTTTTCGTTATCTATCTCGCAACTACGTGGCTCAGCCTCGTCATTAGCATAAACATACTCGTATTGATAACCAAATATACTAACATCTTTGGCTATTTCAGTATCTAAGTCGTTAATAGTTTGCTTTTTATAAGCGTCTAATAATGGTTGAATATCATAACTTGGCTCGTTATTTTCGTCTTTACCAACTTGATAATCAACTGGGTTACCTAGTAAATACCCAACATTGGTATCGGTTATATATTTAGCGTGATTAATCATAACTTTATTATTTTTAACACCGTCGTTTTCTCTAGTACGATTAAATATTTCGTGTTTACCGATATAATAATTATTGAGTGTCTTTAATCTATCTTTATATTTTTCGTTATATGCTATAACATCATTTAAAACCTTATTTGTTATTTTTGTATCTTTAGATAAAGTATACATCTCACACCTCCCTATAAACCAATAGGCTTAGTATAAACCTTTGGCGTTTTCGTTCCTTTTATGTATTTATTTAAACCATATCGTATAGCGTCTATTGTATGGTTAAATGTATCTACTGGCTCATTTATATACTCGCCAGTCTTTTTATCCTTTTTCCACGTATAGTTTTCTAACTCCTCAATAACTTTATAACAACGTTCGTCTACTATTAGCTCATATTGTTGTATCCATTGGATACCGTGTATAATAGATCCTTTGCCTTTTTCGGTTGGCTCTATATTGATACCTTTATCCTTAATCTCGTCAATACTCTTACGCTCAGCACTATCCCCATAACTCTTATCCTTAGATAGTCCTAAATCAAACAGTGTCTCAGCTATCTCGTCATTTTTCATACCTTTACGTACATACTCGCCACATACATATATCCTTTTATGTATTGTATCGATGTGACCCCACACAAGAGCCGACGGGTCGTTGATATATCCAAAGTC